GATTGAAAGCAAAATTTCATCTTATGGATCTTATACGTCTCAAATAGCGACGCAATCCCACTAAGCCACGGAGCCATGCCCGCAAGCCCCGGATTAAGGTTGACTTGGGAGCACACATTCCATGCACCGTTATTGGCGAGGACGTCCGCGAGGAACTCGCGGTGCCGAATTCGCAGTCCTCCAGGGGAACTTGAGAAAAATGGCACACGTGTGTGCAACGTGGCCCCGATGTTGGCTGGTGCTGAGATGAGTATATCTTGGTTTTGTCTTTTTGGGCGGGCAGAGGAGGTGATGGCTTTACTCTTGCTCGCATTATTGTTCTTAGTTTGTTGTTTCTTGGTCATGTATGGGATACAACTGACTAATTGGACTGTACATCCCCACAAACTAACGCTGCTCCGTGCAGTCTCTCGGCATTCTTTTTAGCACGGAATCCGTTTTGGGCATTAATGTGGGGACCCCATAGTTTAACGACCATCGTCGGGCATTTATGCCATCAGACCCAAATATTTGGGTAAGACTTCTCAAAAGGAAGAGCCTTACCGTATTCAAGGTTCTGTGAGTCCAGCCAGCGCTCAATCTCGATCTGAAGATCGGGGATTATGCCAAATGCCAGCCAGAAGGAATACCTACTTATGTCCGTAGGCTTCCTGAACGCCTGACTCATCCTAAGGCCAAGGTAATAAAACCCTGTCTCTAGGGTGAGATCACCTGTGAGGATTTTACCCCCACTGCCCTTGACCATACAATTGTAGAAATTTTGCATGATCGGCAGTCCGCCAGTGAGGTGCATACCCCCTTGGCCACAGGCTCCTAACCACTTCATGAATATGGACTTGGAGTCCAATGGCTTGATGGACAAACAATCCTTAGCCATTGACAACCTTGGATTCCGCACCATGCGATAAATTGCTCCATCAAAAACGGGCTGGGTTTGGCAGAACTCAATCTGCTCAAAATTCCTAGCAACGCAATCGATCTTCATAACAAAACCCATGTCGCGGAAATAGTCGTCGACACCACCCAGGAATCCGGGCAGGTCAGATCTCTCCAGAAACACCAAACAATCATCCCCATCATCCGCAATGCTGTACTTACCTATGCCACGTGATAGGACATAGGAATCAACCATTGCGGTCATCAGTAGGCAGTTGCCCAGCGCAGTATTCATGTCACCACTCATGCGAGTCCCCTCCACCTTATACTTCAACCGCCCATCCCGGCAATAGCCGAAACAGTGGTTGACTAATTGCCATGAGAGAAGCTTCTGTAGCTCTTTGTTTCCCTTATAATGGCGAAGATAGATGGAGTGCTCCCACTCAAGAGCGGAGCGGCTGACATGTTGGTCAAACCTCGATGCATCAAGGCTAACTACACAACAGTCATGGAATTTGTCCCACTTTTTCCGTAAGTGGAACGCTCGTTCCTCAGCGTTCAGACCTTTGAGAATTGTGACCTCCCCAAAATGGTCCGCCACCGCTTTATACAGCAGTGGTTCCAACGGCTTTAGAAATTTACCTACTTCAACATTGTACCTCTTATCCCGTGGGGATATCACACGAGGGGCCGGATCAGATTTCTTGGACAAATTTATCTTCTCCGCCTTCACAAAGCACCTAATATGTGAGTCAGCGCGTCGAACACCTTTTACCTGAAGGCTATTCGCTGCTTCTTGGTAGAGCGTACGCTTGCGACCCGTATACAGCAAAGGAAATTCCATGCTGGATAGAGGGGTGGTCGATGGCATACGCCTTACCAATGAACTGGAAAAATATCCCAGTCTCGTCATAATGGTGCCCTGGAGTGGTCTAATTGTTGGAATGAATTCTTTAGTCCTGAGACACTTCTCATAGAAAACACGTTCCAACACCCCCCTCCTGAGGTTGTTGATACTGGAGTGGTGAACTCCAAAGTTTACCTCTGTGGACAATCCACTAATCTGGTAAACGCACCGGGGTTTATAGCTGACATGGTGTGGTCGTATGGGCAACCCTATCCCGAGGGCCCTTGGTGACGGCCCCGCTTGAATCCCACCCACACGCACGCAGCCTCTTCAAGCTCCAGGTGAGAATATGAGGCCGTCCTTCGTGAGGTCCTCATATCTCCTGGTCAACTGGTGTGTCTCATAGCAAGATGACACCTCAGCAACTTCCATATCCCAAGGGGTTGGGACAAAGCTCATAAGAGTTGCAAGATCCAACATCCTGACTATGTGGGTAGGTCGCATCCCTATGCTCTCCATATAGTCATGTCCAATCTTGCGGGCAACGAGCCTATTAGCCTCCGTAAGATGCACCTTACCAAGCTTAGCTCGGATGACAAGAGCTGTGCGAGCAATCACGCCAACTCTAGTCTCCCTGGGTGTTCCCTCACCGGGAAACTCCCACCGCCCCTGCTGGTCCATAGTCAGTTCATCATCACTGTCGCGAACAGATTTGATGTCCTTGAAAAAATTGTGGACTAGAGGGTCGTCACTTGCTAAGGCTAAATTAATAGCTCGAGCAAGTGAACTGGGTCGTCTTCCGGTGAAATATGTATGTAGAGCACCAATGAGGATGAGAATAAGTCCCCCAATTGGTGCTTGTCCCGCTAGCACCACCATTCCCCAGATTACACAGAGGGCCCTTATCTCTGTGATGTCAGAGGTAGGGAAACACTGCAGTGCAGAGGGGAGGGGGTGGAGCAACACGGAACCATAACCAGCCAATTGGACCAAAGCATATGCTGTAACCAACAGCAAGCCCAGCCCAATTAGAATCTGGTCGGTGAAACAAGCACTCAGACATCGTTCCACCACATTTTCACGTAGTATGTTTTTTACTTTCGATAGATG